GACCAGAGACTATGCGTGGTGTTAGTTTGAAGTACTTAGTGATGGATGAGTACGCAGACATGAAACCACAGGTGTTCGAACAAATCCTTAGACCTGCTTTAGCTGATCAAAAGGGTAGATCAATGTTCATTGGGACACCAATGGGTAGAAACCACTTCTATGAACTGTATAGGTTAGGTGATAGTGGTAGAGATAAAGATTACAAAGCATGGCACTTTACTAGCTTTGATAATCCTTTGCTAGATCCAGCAGAGATTGAAGCTGCTAGAGGTTCAATGTCTAGCTTTGCTTTTAGACAGGAGTTCATGGCTTCGTTTGAAGCTGCACAGTCCGAGATATTTAAGGAAGAATGGATTAAAGTCAACGAGGAGGAACCAGATGAAGGTAACTACTTTATGGCGGTGGACTTGTGTGGTTTTAGCGATTCTTCGCAGACGAATAAGACGAAGAATTCGAAGCTGGATGAAACAGCGATAGCTATTGTTAAGGTTAATACAAAAGGGTGGTGGGTTGCTGACATTCTACACGGTAGGTGGGATGTCCGAGAAACAGCAGTAAGGATTCTCAAAGCAGCTAAAGATTACCACGTATCTTGTGTCGGTATAGAGAAAGGTGCGCTGAAGAATGCAGTGATGCCTTATATGCACGATCTAATGCGTAGGAATGGCTTTTATCCTCGTATTGAAGAACTAACACACGGTAATAAGAAGAAAGCTGATAGGATTGTTTGGTCACTACAGGGTCGCTTTGAACACGGCAGGATTGTTTTAAACGAAGGGGATTGGAATAGTCAGTTCATTGATCAGCTGATGCAGTTCCCTGACAGTAAAACTCATGATGATTTGATTGATGCGCTAAGTTACATTGATCAGATACAAACTGCAAACTGGAATCAAAACCTAGACGAAGACGAGTTTGAAGTTTTAGACCACGTAGCAGGCTATTAGGATACACAAATATGAAATTTGAATCCGAGATCACCCCTCAGAATGCTCTTGTAGCATTTGTGATGGATCGGTGTAATAACTGGAGAAACTATAGGGATGAGAATTTCCTTCCTCGTTGGGAAGAGTATGAGCGTTTATGGCGTGGAATCTGGGCTGATGAAGATAAAACCAGACAGTCAGAGCGTTCAAAGATTATTTCACCAGCCCTCCAGCAAGCTGTAGATAACAAACAAGCTGACCTTGAAGAAGCAGTGTTCGCTAAAGGACAGTTCTTTGACATCAGTGATGATACTGAAGATCAAAACAAACAAGACATTGAACTTCTTCGAGTACGTTTAACTGAAGATTTTAAGAAAGACAAGGTTAGAAAAGCCATTGGTAACACGATGACTTTGGCTGAGATCTACGGTACAGGTATCGGTGAGCTGATTGTTAAGCAAAAGAAAGAATTAGCACCAGCAACACAGCCTTCTGCTAATCCTGGACTGTCTATGATTGGTGTACAGGCTAATAATCGTATATCTGTTCAGTTAAAACCAATCAATCCTAAGAATTTTCTTATTGATCCTAATGCAACAAGTATTGATGATGCAATGGGATGTGCTATTGAAGAGTATGTTGGTCGTCATATCGTCATTAAAGGTATGGAAGATGGTGTTTATAAAGCAGTTTCACTAGGTGATGCTGCTGTAGATACCGACTTAGAGCCTGATCAAGACCTTACATACTATCAAAATGATAAGATACTACTTTTAAGGTACTATGGTTTAGTACCACGTAAGCTTTTAGACAATCCTGATGATACTGAGTATGAGAATGATGAACTATACTCAGATATGGTTGAGGCTTTAGTGGTTGTTGCTAACGGAGAAGCTCTTCTAAAGGCTGAAGAGAACCCGTTTATGATGCAAGACCGTCCTGTTGTTGCTTATCAAGCTGATACTATCCCTGGTAGGTTCTGGGGAAGAGGTACAGCAGAGAAAGCATATAACATGCAAAAGGCTGTAGATGCTCAAATTAGGAGTCATGTGGACTCTTTAGGGCTTACAACAGCTCCTATGATGGCTGTGGACGCTACAAGGCTTCCTAGAGGTGCTAAATTTGAGATTAGACCAGGGAAAACCATCCTAACAAATGGTAATCCTAATGAAATCTTAGCTCCTTTTAAGTTTGGTAACACAGATCCTGCAAATCTACAGTCTGCTCAGGTGTTTGAGCGTATGATGTTGCAGGCTACAGGTACTTTAGACACTGCAAACCTACCTGGACAGGTTTCTGGTGGTGAAGCAGCCACTGCAGGGCTTGCAATGGCAGTATCTGGACTGATTAAGAAGAATAAGAGATCGTTAGTTAACTTCCAAGAAGATTTTCTTATTCCGTTCGTACAAAAAGCTGCATGGAGGTATATGCAGTTTGCACCGCAGCGTTATCCTGTACAAGATTTTGAGTTTGTTGCTACAGGTACGATGGGTATGATTGCTAGAGAGTTCGAACAAGCACAGATTCTAGCTCTTTTATCTACACTTGGTCCGAATAGTCCTATTGTACCGTTACTGCTTCAGGGTGTTATTGAGACATCATCGTTACCAAACAAAGAAACATTGCTTGGTCAGTTAGCTCAGATGTCACAACCTGATCCGCAACAGCAACAACTACAACAGCAAGCTGCTCAGCTTCAATTAGCAGACGCAGAAGCGACCATTAAAGAGAAACAAGCCAAAGCAGCTAAAGAAGTTGCAGAAGCACAGAAAACTACTGTTGAAACACAGTTGCTTCCTGATGAAATTCGTGCTAAAATAATGGCTGCAGTATCTAAGAATTTACCAGAACAAGATAATGCTGCTCAAGTAGAGTTTGATCGTCGTATAAAGATTGCTGAGTTAATGCTCAAAGAAGCTGATTTACAGAATAACAGTAAGATTGTTGAGATGCAGATGGCTGATAAAATGGCTAACATTGCCAAGATGTCAGAAGACGATATGATAAACGAACTTCTTGATAAACTGACAAAGTAATGGACAAACAACTCATCAGTGAGCTTGCTAAAGCATCTGTTGAAGAGCAAAAAACAGCTCTAAAACAGCTTATTGAAGGTATTCGTGTTGAGAAGACTAAAGAGAAGAATAAAATCTTCTTTGATGCTCTCAACGAAGTTGAACGTAAATTTGATGCTAAACTAGAAGAAATCCAATCAATTACTAAAGAGCCTGGGCCACAAGGACCAAAAGGTGATCAAGGAGATCCTGGTTTACCTGGGTTTAACGGCAAAGATGGTAGAGATGGTGTTGACGGTAAAGACGGTGTTGATGGGAAAGATGGTGTAAGTGTTACCAACATCTATGTAGACTTTGATGATCAACTTATGGTTGAATTATCAAACGGTACACTAATCAATGCTGGTTATATAACTAAGTCAACAGGTGAATCTGTTGTTCAAATGTTCAAACAAGGACAAATGAGCATCAGTGAGCTTTTACCTGATCAGACAGGACATGGCGGTGAGGTTCTCTCCACAGACGGAGAAGGTAACCTTTCATGGATTGCTGCCGGAGGTGGTGGAGGTGGAGGCGGTACAACAACATACGCAGCAACCTTTAACAATAGCGGTACTGGTGCTGCATCAGGCACAACCTTTAATGGTTCAGTAGCACGTACAATCAGTTATAATACATTAGGTGCTGCTAACTCAGGTGCTAACACAAACATCACTAGTTTAGATAGCATTACAGGCGGTATTAGCAGTCCTGATTATGTACAGTTTGATACGACAGCAACTGTTACTGGTGCTGTTGGTAGAGTATGGTATGACAGTGGTGATGGATCTCTGGTTACAAGACTCAAAGGTAACAACCTTGATCTTAATATCGGACAAGAAAACGTAGTACTGTCTTATAATGGTTCTGGTGCAACCATTACTAAAGGATCTGTCGTTGCTGTTGCAGGTGCTCAAGGCCAAAGACCTAGTATTGTATTAGCTGATGCAGACACTGAAGCATTGTCAGCACCTACACTCGGTATCGCTGCTGAAGACATTACTAACGGTGCAGAAGGCTTTGTAGCAACCTTTGGTATTGTTCGTGGCATTGATACCAGTGCATTCACTGCAGGTGATGATGTTTACTTATCTCAAACAGCAGGACAATTTACTGCTACAAGACCATCAGCACCAGCACATACGGTGTTTCTTGGTTGGGTTGTCAAAGTCAATGCTAGTAGCGGTGAGTTGTTTGTAAACATTAATAATGGCTGGGAACTTGACGAACTACATAATGTTAAGATAACATCAGTAGCTAACAATAACTTGCTTCAGTATGATTCATCAAATCTTTACTGGAAAAACGTAGCAGCAAGTAATGTTACAGTTGGTGGCGCTTCTTACGCCTATGATCTATATGGTGGTGCTGCTAATCGTATTATATATCAAGACAGTGTTGATTCAACATCTTTTGTTGTTGCACCCACCACAAGTAATACATTCTTAAAATGGGATGGCTCTGCATTTGCTTGGGACACAGTAGGCGGTGGGGGTGGTGGATCTGGTGATGTTGTAGGACCAGCATCAGCTACTGATGAAGCTTTTGCAAGATTTGATGGCACAACAGGTAAATTAATTCAGAACTCTGGTGTTAGAGCAAATGACTCAGGTGAGATTACTGTTGGGTCTTGGAAAGCATCAGAAATACTAGTTTCTTATGGTGGAACTGGAGCAGCAACAGCTTCAGGAGCAAGAGCTAACTTATTACCATCTTACACAGGTAATGGTACTAAACTACTAGCAGTCAATTCAGGCGCAACTGATGTTGAGTGGGTAGCAGCCCCAACAGGTACGGTTACTTCTGTCGGCCTAACCATGCCAACAGGGTTTTCTGTCTCAGGTAGTCCTGTAACAGGTTCAGGAACACTTGCAGTATCAACAACCCTTAACGGTATCTTAAAAGGTAATGGCTCAGGGTTTACAACAGCAACATCAGGTACTGACTATGCACCAGCAACATCAGGAACATCTATTCTTTATGGTAATGGTTCTGGTGGCTTTAGCAATGTAACTGTTGGTACTGGATTGTCTTTTGCAGCAGGTACGCTAAGCGCTACAGGTGGTGGTTTAGGCACTGTAACATCTGTAGATGTTTCTGGTGGCACAACAGGATTAACTACATCGGGTGGTCCTGTTACAACAACCGGAACCATAACACTAGCAGGAACACTTGCAGTTGCTAATGGCGGTACAGGACAAACATCGTACACTAATGGACAGTTATTGATAGGCAATTCAACCGGAAATACACTTACCAAAGCAACATTAACCGCTGGTTCTGGAATAAGTATCACAAACGGTAATGGGTCAATAACAATTACCAACACAGGCGGTGGAGGTGGTGGTAGCGGTAGCGGCATCATGACTGCAATGATTTGGGGATAAAAAATGGCAGCACCTAATTTAGTTTCACCGACAACCATCACGGGTAAGAGTGCAACCGTGAGTCTGACAACGACTTCAGCAACGTCTGTGCTTAGTAACGCTGCAAGCTCTGGGAAGGTCTTAAAGATCAACAGTCTTTACGTTGCCAACATAGACGGCACATCTAACGCTGACATCACAATCAATTACTACTCTGCTGCTGCATTAGGTGGCACAGCTACGGCGATCTGCTCAACAGTAGCGGTTCCTGCTGATGCTACTTTAGTAGTGATCGACAAGGATGCTTATATCTATGTTGAAGAAGATCGCAGTATTGGGGCAACGGCTGGCACTGCAAGTGATCTCCAGATTGTTGTTTCCTACGAGGAGATCAGCTAATGCCTATCGGTAACGGTGGAATTATTGGCCCTGCTAATGTACCGACACTGCTGTCGGCTAAGGGCGTATGGTCTTTGAGAGAAGCACAGCTTGCACAGCGTCAAGGCATCTGGCCTTTAGGATTGATCCCTGATCCTTATTTTGAATACACAACTCTTTTACTTCCCGGCAACGGAACCAACGGCGCACAGAATAATCTCTTTTTAGACAGCGGAAGTGCTGGAGACGCTGTGTTCACTGCGAGCATTTCTGGCACAACAATGACGGTTAGCGCTGTAACGTCAGGAACTATTTATGTAGGTTGTTTGATTACTGGCACTGGCGTACTTGCTAATACGACCATTACGGCGTTAGGAACAGGAACAGGCGGAACGGGAACCTATACAGTCAGCCAATCACAAACCGTTTCTAGTACAACGATAACTTCTGATGGTTTCCCCATCACCCGCAACGGCAACACCACACAAGGTACGTTCTCGCCGTTTAGCCAGACTGGGTGGGGGAATTATTTTAACGGGAGTAGTTATTTCACGGTTCCAAACAACACAGCATTAGATTTAAGCACTGGTGACTTTACAATTGAATGCTGGTTTTATCCGACAAGTTTTAGTGCTGCATCTGCATTAGTTTATCGTTATAACGGGAATTTTACTTCGCCCAACGACTTTCAATACGCTATATCTGTAAACACATCAGGTTCGGTTATTGTTAGACCATATCAAAACACTACTGATTACACGCTAACCGCAGGTACTGCTGTATTAAACGCATGGAATCATGTTGCACTTGTCAGGACGGGAAATACGTTTTGGGGTTTTGTAAACGGAAATAGATCGGCAAGTTCGCAAACAATTTCAGGGGCGTTAAATAATTCAACATGGGCGACAACTGTTGGTGCGGCATTATCATCAACGCTTGGCAACTCCTATGCTAACGGTTACATAAGCAATGTCAGAATCACCAAGGGCGGAGCTTTATATACAGCGTCAACCTATACAGTTCCAACAACTCCTCTTACGACAACTGTAAGTGCTGGTACAGTTTCGCTTCTCACCTGCCAATCCAATCGTTTTAGAGACGCAAGCACCAACAACTTCACCATCACAGCCAACGGCTC